CAATCAATCTACAAACTCCCCAGAAAATATTTTAAAAGATTTAGTGTTGTAGTTGGGGATGAGGCGCACCAATTTAAATCAAAGTCATTAATATCTATAATGACAAAACTTGACCATGCCAAATATCGGTTTGGATTTACTGGCACACTGGATGGAACACAGACTCATAAGTGGGTTTTAGAGGGTTTATTTGGGCCTTCATACAAAATTATAGGGACGAAAGACCTCATGACCAAAGGTCATGTTGCAAAACTTGACATTAATATATTACTTCTTAAGCATCCACCGCAAAAGTTTGAAACATTTGAGGATGAAATACAGTTTATTATTGGTAATGAGAAGAGAAATAATTTTATAAGAAACCTTGCACTTGATTTAAAGGGTAATACACTCATACTCTTTTCAAGAGTTGAAGGTCACGGACGGGTTTTATTTGACCTGATAAATAATAATGTACTTGAACAACGTCAAACCTTTTTTGTTTATGGTGGTGTAGATGCTGAAGATCGTGAAAAAGTTCGTGAAATCACTGAAAAAGAAAATAATGCCATTATCGTGGCCTCCTACGGAACTTTTTCTACTGGTATCAATATCCGTAACCTCCATAACGTTATTTTCGCTTCTCCCTCCAAGTCGCGTATACGAAATCTCCAATCCATCGGAAGAGTGCTCCGTAAAGGAAATAACAAAACAAAAGCAACCTTATATGATATAGCAGATGATGCAACATATAAGTCAAGACGTAACTATACTCTAAATCATTTGATTGAGAGGATTAAGATTTATAACTATGAAAAGTTTAATTACGAAATAATCAACATTGCACTCAAAAAATAATATGGGAGACGAATTTTACAGCATTCTTAAACTGGTATCCGGAGAGGAGATATTCGCGCTCGTTTGCGTAGACGAGAGTGAGGATGAACCCATATTGATTTTACACAACCCAATCAAGATGAAACCACTTCATCCACAGTCGAATCAACTCAGTTATATTAAAGTAACTCCGTGGATGGATATGACGGATGAGGATATGTATGTTCTTAAGATGGATAAAGTTATTACTATGATTGAATGTAGAGATCAAAAATTAATTAAGATTTATAAACAATATATCGAAGAGAAGGATGAGGACGATATGAAAGTAATTAGCACAAGAAGTGAAAAAGGAAAAATCAAATGGCCTGGTGATCCTAAGTTAGGTTATATATCTAGCGTCGAAAAGAAAAGAGAATTGTTGGAGAAGCTCTTTAAGTCTGATTCAAAAGAGTCTTAAATACCCTTCAAACCTCACAAAGGTTATTGTACATGTATTCAGAGGTCTTGTCAACTATGTTAAGATTTCCACTTTTTAACGAAACTTGTCATTACAAATAAATATGCTATAATAGAATATAGTTAAGACAATTAAGATGTCATGCCGAGAAAGAAGTCTGAGCACTATGTAAATAACAAGGAACTCTTAGAGGCATTGATAGTCTATCGAGAGAAAGTTGCTATTGCAAAAGAGAAAGAATTACCGAAACCTAGAATTACCAATTATCTTGGATCCTGTTTCCTTAAGATTGCAACACACCTGTCATATAAACCAAACTTTGTAAACTATATGTTTCGTGATGATATGATATCTGATGGTATTGAGAACTGTGTACAATACATTCACAATTTCGATCCAGAGAAGTCTCGTAATCCTTTTGCATACTTTACACAGATAATCCACTATGCCTTTCTGAGACGCATACAGAAAGAGAAGAAGCAGTTAGATATAAAGAATAAAATTATTGAAAAGACTGGTTATGATGAAGTCATGACAGTTGAAGATGGTGCATTGACAGGAGCAATGTCTGAGTATAATACAATTAAAGACAACATTGCACAGAAGAAAAATAGATGAGAGTTGCTATTATAACTGATACTCATTATGGTGCACGTAAAGGATCAAAGCATTTACATGATTATTTTGAACAATTTTATAAAAATGTATTCTTTCCTTCACTTGAAGCAGAAGGAATTGATACTATTATCCATATGGGTGATGTATTTGATAGTCGAAAGTCCATTGATTATTATAGTTTAGAGTGGGCAAAGAGAGTTGTATTTGAACCGATGAAGAAGTATCAGGTTCACGCAATCACAGGAAATCATGACTGCTACTATAAAAATACAAATGAAATAAACTCTCCAGAGTTATTATTAACTGACTATGACAATATAACAACTTATTCAAAAGCAACAGATATTAATATTGATGGACTGGATATTCTTCTTTTACCTTGGATAAGTGTTGATAATCATGATGATACACTTAAAGTAATTCAAAATTCAAAGTCAAAGATTGCAATGGGACATCTTGAATTAAATGGATTTAAGGCAACTCGTGGTCATATGATGGAAGATGGTATGGATGTAAAGGTGTTTGATAAGTTTGATAAAGTCTTCTCAGGGCACTTCCATACACGCTCTACTGATGGTAAAATATTTTATCTAGGTAATCCATATGAAATGTTTTGGAATGATGTAAACGATCCTAGAGGGTATCATTTGTTTGATACTGACACTCAGGAACAGACTCCAGTTAACAATCCTTATAAATTGTTTTATAACATATATTATGAAGATACTAATCATAAGTTGTTTAATACAACTCAATATCATAATAAAATTGTAAAAGTTATAGTTCGTAAAAAATCAAATCCAAAAGAATTTCAAAAATTTATTGATAAATTATATCGATCAGGAGTTCACGATTTAAAGATTGTTGAGAATTTTGCAATCGCTGAGAATAAAGATTTTGATATTGAAGAAGATGAGAATACAATTTCAATTTTAAATCGTTATATTGATGAATCTGAGATTGAATTTGACAAAGGAATTGTAAAAAACATTTTTCGTGATCTATACAGACAAGCATGCGAGGTAGAATGATGTATTTACTTACTCTTAATAGTCGGAAGGATGACGGTGCATATGCTGTGCAAGATTCTGATGGAGACAAAGTTCTCTTTTTATTTGAAGAAGAGGACGATGCTGTTCGCTATGCGATGATGTTGGAGGACAACCTCGAACAAGAAAAAAACATGCAAGTTATAGAAGTTGAAGATGACCTTGCCATTAAGACCTGTAGCATGTATAATTATAAGTATGCTGTCATCACACCCGATGACCTTGTGATTCCACCTAGTAATGATAAAGTTCAAGAAGATTAAATGGAAGAATTTCCTGTCAACGGGAGACCATTGGACAGAAATTGACTTCCTTGAGAAGAATACAAACTTAATAATTGGTCACAATGGTTCAGGAAAGAGCACTTTGTTAGATGCACTGACCTTTGTTTTGTTCAATAAACCATTCCGTAAGATCAATAAATCTCAGTTAGTTAACACAGTTAATGAAAAAGATTCTGTAGTTGAACTGGAATTTGATGTGAATGCAAGGGAATATGTGGTTCGTAGAGGTATGAAACCAACCATATTTGACATTGAAGTCAATGGAGAACCTTTACATCGACAGGCTGATGACCGATCAAATCAAAAGATTCTGGAAGAAAATATATTAAAAGTTAATTATAAGTCATTTACTCAGATAGTTATACTTGGAAGTAGCACATTTATACCCTTTATGCAACTCTCAAGTTCAGTTCGTCGTGATGTAATTGAGGATTTACTTGATATTCGTATCTTCTCATTTATGAATAACTTATTGAAAGATAAATTAAGAATACAAAAAGAACAAGTTCGATCTCTTAATTTAAAAAGAGAGAACTTAGAAGATAAGATTAAGATGCAAGATAAGTTTATTCAAGAAGTAGATAATCAACATAAGAATAGTATTAATTCTAATCAAAATAAGATAGATGCATTAATATCTGAATCTGAAAATTACCTTGTGATAAATCAAGACTTAGAGAATTCAGTTTCAGACTTAACAAAGAGTCAAGAAAAGTTTGTAGGTGCTGACAAGAAACTGTCCAAACTGAACAATTTTAAAGGACAGATATCAAATAAGGTATCTAACATTACCAAAGAGCATAAGTTCTTTAAAGAGAATACGGTTTGTCCTACCTGTACTCAGCATATAGAAGAAGACTTTCGCTTAAATAAGATTGAAGACGCTCAATCTGAGGCAAAGAAACTTAAAAAAGGTTTTGAAGACTTAGAGAATACAATCGAAGAAGAAAAAGAAAAACAGCGTCAGTTTGTCAAACTAACAAAGGAGATTACTAAACTCAATAATGGCATTTCTAAAAACAATACTCACATCTCTATCAACCAAAAACAGATCAGAGAACTTGAATCAGAAATTCAAACGATTACCGATCAGTTTAAAAACAGAAATACTGAGCATGAAAAGTTAGAAGAGTTTAAAACTAGTCTCAAAACAACTGACGATAAACTTTCCGAAAGAAATCAGGATATAGTTCATCATGACTTTGCGTATTCTTTACTCAAGGATGATGGAGTCAAGACTAAAATAATCAGAAAATACTTACCTCTCATCAATCAGCAGGTCAATCGTTATCTGCAGATGATGGACTTCTATATCAATTTTAAGTTAGATGAGGAGTTTAATGAAACGGTAGAGTCACCAATACACGAAGATTTTTCATATTCATCATTTAGTGAAGGTGAGAAGATGCGTATTGACTTGGCATTACTGTTTACTTGGAGAGAGGTAGCAAGAGTTAAGAACTCTGTGAATACAAATCTATTAATTATGGATGAGGTATTTGACAGTTCTCTTGATGGATTTGGTGTCGATGAATTTATGAAGATTATTCGTTTTGTCATTAAAGATGCTAATATATTTGTTATATCTCATAAGTCAGACTTACATGATAAGTTTGATAACCTTATGAAGTTTGATAAAGTTCGTGGATTTAGTCGGAGGATTGTATGAAGATTTTAGTTACTGGACATCTTGGTTTTATTGGAAGTCATGTGTATGAATACTTTATAAAGCAAGGACATCAGGTTGATGGTTATGATATTCCAAATGATCTAGGTGATTTTAAAACAGATAAGAAATACGATTTGGTGGTACACCTTGCAGCGAATGCTGCAATTCGTGAGGCCATCGAAAATCCTGACGCATTCTGGGAAAACAATGTTACTAAATCAATTCCTATATTTGAGTATTGTAGAGAAAATAATGTAAGATGTTTATATGCAAGTTCTGC